GCCCTTGAACAGGAATTCAGTGCCGTTCTTGCCGCGAATGAAGCTTTCGCCGATTTCGTAGAAGTCAGCCAGCCATGGATACAGCAGGTTGCCGTTCTCGTCTTCCGAGTGGATAGCCGCGACAACCTCAGCATGAACCGAGTCCTTCAGGCTGTTTTGCAGCTCCCTGGCGCACAGTATGCGCAGGGATTCGGCATAGCCCCGAATTGCAGCCATCAAAGCAAAGCCCCGGGACTTGCCGGAGCCGCGACCGCCGTACGCGCCACGGTAACGTGCAGCTCCCACAAATACGGGAATCAGCTTAGGCGGAAGCTCAACTCTTGCCGTGGTCACCGGGCGCCACCAGCTCAATGCGGGTCGGCTGCGGCGTCATGGAGCCGTCCGGGCTCGCGTGATCAATTTGCTGCCGCTCGCCGTACTTCTTGGGCATCTTGCGGGCCAGCGTCCACTTGCGCGCGTCCAGCTGTAGCTTCACGCACTGAACCGTTTCCGGAGTCGCAGTGGCAGCCAGCTCTTCCATTTCCTCAAAGGCTTTATCGGCGCCCATCTCATACGCGTGCACGTATTTGTCCGAAAACGCAGGAATTTCACCGCGCCACTTCATCACTGTTGACCGGGCAGGCATCTTTGCATCCCGGCAAATCTGAATAAGGCTTTCACCCTCTGCGATACGGTCACAGATCTTTTTCGCCAGTGCGGCGCTGTACTTGCTTGGACGGGCCATCAGTAATACCCCCCACAGCCACAGCCATCAGCATTCCAACCACGCTCCCGCTCTGCCACTTTGACTTGAATGGTCACCTCGCGGGTTTGCGCCCCATCGGTTGCATTCACTGTCAGGTCATACAGGCGGCATTCTTGGCCGGCTCCCAGAGTCAGGGTGACGCGCTTGCCGGTGCTGGAATCGGACTCCGTGGGCATGTCGCCCTTCACCGTGTAGGTCTGGATGTTGCCCGCGAATAGCAGAGAGAAATCGAACACGACTTCAGGGCGATCACCTTGCGCTTTGTACAGCACATTCGGCCGGGCGAGGCCTCGGCTGCTTACGGTGATCTGATGCATGGCTTATCTCTGCTGTTCGATTTGGCGATCCACAATCACGTCCAGCTTCCGGTCGATCCGGCGCAAGCTCTCATCAATGCGCGATTGCAGCTCGCTGGTCCGCGTGGTCTGGTTGGCAATGTTCACTTCGTTAACGCTGATGCGCTTTTCCAGGGTGAAGCTCCATGTGGCAAGAGCCACCCCAAGGGCCGCAGCCGTCAGAAGGTTCCCGATGCTGATTTCCTTGTTGAAATGGAACTTGTTTTCACTCGGCATCGCGTATCGCCCTCCACAACTGGCGACCCACGTACGCCAGCACAAGCCATGAAAATAAAATGATGATCGTTGCCAGGACGGCTGCATGGGCCGTGTCCTGTGCGTATTTACTCAGCCGCGCGGATCGCATCGACCAGTCCGTTATGGCGTGTTGCGCAGTCGTTGTAGGTGGCCTTCCACTGGTTCATGGCCAGGGCCACGGAACGGGCTGTGCCGTCACTCAGCGGCGCCAGCTTCACCGGGCACTTCGCCAGCAGGTTCTGCTGATAGGGCTTCGGCTGATGCTTCTGGCCCCAGATTGAGCAGCCGGACAAGCTCAGGCTCAAAACAAACGCGCTGATAAACAGGCTTAACCACTTCACGGATAACTCCCCGGTCGATGACCGTCTGGTTGGCCTTGAGAGTGGCCAGCTTGGCCTCTACCTCTTGCGCAATTCCGGATTCACGAGCCATGGCCGCTTTGATGGCTTTCTGGGCGCCCTTCAGTTCGGATAGCTCTTGGCTGTCTTCGTAGAGACCCCGGCCATACCAGCCACCGAAAGCGATGCCGCCGACAATGGCCAGTACCGCCAGATATGGGCCGCCTTTGTTGAGCAGGGTTAACCAGGTCATTTCTGCTCCCGGCGCCATTGCCAGAACTTGATCAGGGCCGGCGGGATAGCCAGAAACGCCCCGTAAGCCGTGGCAGTGCCGCCGCTGATGTCCGGCGGATTGTCTCCGAACACCCGGTAGGTCACCCAGGCGAACGCTACAGCCCCCTCAATCAGCAGGATCAGCACCACAAGGGCGTTGCTGCTGATGAACTGGTACAGGCGGCTCATTGCTGGAAAATCTCAAAGTGGGGCAAATCGTCAAAGCTGTTGTCTTTGACCTCTGTGTCCCGGTCCCAGTCGCCACCCCATCGCAGGTAAGAGCGAATCTTGCCCTCTTGGCGCAGACGCTCGGCCACTCCCATGACGTAACCGGCGAAATAGTGGAACCGCTCGCGGTCATGCCAGTTAATGGGATACGGGGCCACGTCCACAGCCTGGCTGGGCATGCTGTTGTGCTTGCCCTGGGGCCAGCGCAACTGGCTCTTGCCCTCTGCCACCATGCGGTTCTGGGCGGCTTCATCGCGGTGGCCACACAGGATGGTGCAGTCAAACTCCTTAACCACTTCGCGCATGATGCGCTGGAGATCATCGTGGCAGGTGTTCAGCCGCTGATTGCTGCGGTTGCTGAATGCCGGCATGTGACCTCCAGAAAATAAAAAACCCCGGGCGGCCAGGAGACTCCCAACCCATCGGGGCAATAAAAAACCCGCCGTAGCGGGTTTGGGGGAAGGGCCACTTCTTGTTGCAGCTTCCTTTGGGGGCAGGAAACCACAGTGGCAGATTTCATGGTACTTTAGGCTAGACAAGTATCAATGTGTTTGACTGTCTAGACGACCAGTGGTTATGCCGACATGGCAGCCTGCCCAGAAAGGGCGCCATCAATCCAGGCCACCGCTTCGTTCTTGAGTTGCCCCGCCTTGTCTTTGCTCACCCCCATAGCTTTGCCCAGGGCTCGCAGTGTTTCGTATTCGTGGATATACCAGCCGATAAGGGCGCGCTTGTGCATCTGGCTTTTGCGGTTGCCCACCATCCCCACCAGTCGGTCAATCAGCATGGCCTCATCGTCTTGCATGGGCTCCTCCCCAACGACACCGCCCGCCATATCAGCGATTCGCCCCATAATGCCGTTGCACTTTGGTATGCCGCTGCTTGTGCGAACCCACCGGCCCCAGCGCTCCAACTGAAGATCAGTATCAACTGTGCTCATCTGCCCTCTCCTTCGCCGCTTCCAGTAACCGTTTGATAACGTCGATTGCCGTGCCGTTGGTGACCATTTCTGTGCTGCACAGGTAAACCACCCAGCCCAGCAGCTGCGCTTCGCCGTACTTCTCCATATCCGCCTGGAACCCGCTGCCACGGTTATGCCGGCCGCCGGACCAGATGCCGCCCTCTACTTCCACCGCGAACTGCAATTCAGGCCAAGCAAAGTCAAATCGCCAGCGGCGGGTCGGGTGGAATCGGTGCTCTCGGACCCATCCCGCCACCTTCTCGGCCCGCAAATCCAGGGCCAGCGCCTCTTCGCCTTTGCTTTTCTTCATCGGTGATAATTCTCAATTTCCATAAGCGCATCCGCAGGCACCGGTAACCAGCCATGCTGGCGGCGGTAGTGCGCCACCAACCGGCCAAATATGGCTTTCTCGATCTCTTTGCGGGTTTCGCCCAGGCCATGCCCCTTGAACAGCGACAGGTCGCCGTGGATGCCACCGGGGCCTTGGTGAGCCTCATAGCTAAGTGGGATCACGAACCACTGGCCGATGTGGATCTTGTTATGGCGCCCGGTGCTGCCCACGCAGTGGTGGATGCAGGCCGGACCAAGGCCGATATAGCAGCCGGTTTCAGCCAGCCACTGGTGCCAGCGTTTTTGCTCCGCTGTTGGTGCTTTGCCACCCTTCATGCGGCACCCCCGGATCTCTTATGGCCGCTCATCCTTGGGCACCCCTCATCGGACAGCATGTCTGGGCATATCAGCCAGATATTGTTTGGCTCTACCGTATCCCAGCACCAACCCGGCGGAAGCGGATCTACTGTGTCAGGGCGGGCACCACAGCGGGCACACCGAGCCTCCATTAGCGTAATCAGCGGCCTATAGCTCATGCGGCCTCCCTATCAGCAACCAGTATCACCACGGACACGCTGGCGCCCTTGAATTGATTTCGGCGCACTTCGGACCAGCTCAGGGACAGCCCCGGCAACTCCACCGCACCCCTGGCACTCTCCGGAAGAATGGCCACTAACCGACCACCCGGGCGCAGCATTCCGGCGGCGTGCTCCAGGTGGCGCTGCCATCGGCCTTGGCTGTAGGGCGGGTTCATCACAATGCGGTCAAAGCCGGCGTCACGCTGCCAGTTGAGGAAGTCACGATTCATCGGGCACAGCCCTTTTGATTCCAAGACCTTGCAGTGCAGCTCGCTGATTTCCAGCACCGTCAGACCGTTGCAGCCCGTCATCAGTCCCGCCAGGTTGCCGGTCCCTGCGGATGGCTCCAGACAGGTGTGAGCTGCGGTGATCTCTGCGCGGCTCACCGCTTCAGCAGCCAGCTCCGGCGGAGTCGGGTAAAATTGATGGGTCTTGCTATCAGGCACACAGCCGCTGGCGACTATCTCGCCGATGACCTCGGTGGGGTCATAGTCGAATTGCCAGTGCTTCCCCGTAAATATACCCCCGATCAGCTCCAGAACATGCCCGGCCTGCTGCTTGATGTGCTTGTCGGTATGGGTGTAATCGAACTTCCGGGTATTCGGAACGCGGCGAACACGCTCTCGGATGCCATCGCCAAGCTCGACAACCTCTTCCATGCCAGATAGAAAGCTGACCACGTCGAACGGCAGCGGCGCCTGGATTTCTCGCCACGCCCCGGCTTTTTTCCGCTTCACGGGCTTGCGCCTCAGGCTCGCCGGGATAGCTGATGGATAAAGGGTGGACAGGATGGAGTTGAGCCGCCAGGCCATGTCCGGATGGACCTCAAGGTGTGCCGTGCCTTTGAGGTAAACCCGGATGCGCAACGCCCCGCCATCTACGGTCAACCACTCGCCGACCTGCCGGTATGCTGCCTCAATAACCGCCCTTGTGGCGCCATGCCGCGGCTCGTCACGGCCCATGAACTTAGCGATGATTGCCCGCAAATCGGTGAGATGGCCCTCCGCTCTCCAGCTGGTCAGGCCAATGTTGTCCCGAACGTACATAATCATCCGCTTGCCGAATGCCTGGGGGCAGTTGGTGACATGCTCCCCGGACAGCGCCCGGAACATGCCGTCAACCTTCTCAGCCAGAAACTGACTGCGCATGTTGAGCAGATCCAGAATAGTCGGGCGCACCGTCTCTTCATCGAAGTCAGGGGCTTTCTGTTCGCGGATTTGGTCGTTCCAGTCATCCCGGCGCTTCTGCGGCATGTAGTCGTACACGTCCGTCATGTTCAGTGCTTTTTGCCAGTAGCGGCTATTTAGGGCTGCAACCGCACCATCCAGGGCAAAAAGCCTCCCCGCGTCCGGTGCGCCCCCTCGGCTTCGGTCAGAATTGCCGTCGATAAAAAACGGCATAACCTGGGCCACCTCCGGGCCGTTTACGAACTCGGCAGCCTGCTCAACCAGGGACCGTTCCCGCTGGTACTGAGCCAGCAGGCTGTCGAACAGATCAGTAGAGGCTGGCGCGAAGAACTCTGCACCATTCACAATTTGCCCCGTGTTTTGACTCACACTTGCCATGGTCATTGGCTTGCCTCCCGGTATTCGGCATAGACCGCCTGCGCCTTTTCGCTCCAGTGCACCCCGTTTTCTGCGCCGTATGCATGGATAAGCTCGATCAGCTCCGAGAACTCAGCCTTGCGCATCTTGCTGGTGCTGTGGCCGAGCATGACCACCCCGCCATCAATGCCCATGGCGATGCGGTTTTCGCGCTTGAGCGCTGCGGTAAATACGTCCTTCCACTCTTCCCGGGTGGCCGTGCATTTCTCGCCGTTTATAATCAGCGTGCACTGGCAGGCCACATCCTCCAGCAGGCACCAAAGCTTCGCGTTCTGATCCAGGCTTCGCTTTGGCTCTCGCAGGGCCAGCTCCAGCGATTCACGCCCCTTTCTGAACTGATCGGCCAGCAACCCTTCGGCATGATCCAGGGCGCGCTTGAAGTTGTCCTCACGGAGCCGATAAACCTTCTCTCTGCTCATGCGCACCCCCGATACATTGGCGTACAGATAACCAGCGCCTGACGCTTCCCGGCCTCAGACTGGGGCACCACGCGCCACCGGTACTCCTCTCCGCTACCGGCGCGAACAATGACGTGAGCCTTGCCGGTGGTGTTTGTCAGCCACTCCAGCTCTTCCACTGCCGCTTCCGGGTCGGTGAATACGGTCATAACGCCCCCGACAAATACCGCGCCACGGCGCTCTGCTCATGCTGCGCCACCAGATCCGCTACGTTATTCGGCGCCTGACCCGGCAGGCACCAGCGAGAAAAGCGGCCCTCGCCTATCAGCTCCACCAAGCCCTTGTCGCGCATGTTGACCAGGACGTACTGAGCCTTTTTCGGCGGCAGGCCCAGGCATTTGGCTATCTCGCCACGGCTCATGGGTCCGTCTTCCAGCAGGGTGAGGATTCGGTCTGTGTGGGTCATGCCGCCTCCACTGCTTTCAGGATCTCGGATACCGCCTGAATGCGCTGACCAATCCAGCCCATAACAGGCACGGCCATGCTGTTGCCGATGGCCTTGTAGCGGGGGCCATCAGGGCAGTCCTGCCCGGCAGGTTCTCGCAGTTTTATTCCCAGATCAGAAAGCAGACGCTCATAGCTGACGCCCTTGCGCTTTGACTCTTGCCAGATGCGCCAGGGAATATCGGTGTGGCCGTCCGGGAACCCTTGAAGGCGCTCACACTCGACGGGGGTTAGGCGGCGCACCGAAATGCCCGCAAGGATATGAGGTTTGTCGCCTCCC